AAATGTGTTGTTGAAAAGGCTGATATCCTTAACGGCAGGGAGTATCAGAACAGTATTGAAGGCTCGGTGCATAAGCTTTACAAGAATCTAATCCGTGACCTTAATATAGGAGAGTACTTTAATGTAACAAAAACGGGTATCGAGTGCCTGTACGGAAACGGTATGGCCTTTCGAGGCTTTGCAAGGAACCCCGATGCGGTTAAGTCTGCTGAGGGGTTTAAATATTCATAGTTAGAGGAAGCGCAGACAGCCAGCCAGGACACGCTCACCGATCTACTCCCCACTATCAGGATGCCCGGCGCCCAACTATTTTTTACCGCAAACCCTAAATCTTCTTCGGACCCATTCAGCAAAAGGTTTATTGTTCCGTTTCTCAAAGAGCTTTTATTGAATGGGTTTTATGAGGATGAGCTTCATTTAGTCGTTGTTGCAAACTGGCGGGACAACCCATGGCACAAAGAGCTTGAAGCGGAAAGGCTTTGGGACTTTGCAAATAAACCAAGGGCACTGTATGATCACATTTGGGAAGGGGCTTTTAATGATTCGATTGAATCTCCTCTTATCATGGCTGAGTGGTTCGATGCCTGTGTTGATGCCCATGTAAAACTTGGTATCAAGCCGCAGGGAATGAAGATGTGCTCGCATGATCCAAGCGACACCGGGCCAGATAGTAAAGGATACGCATATCGGCACGGATCTGTAATACTCGATGTGCAAGAAAAGATTGACGATGATATTAACGTGGGTTGTGATTGGGCTTGCGACCTGGCGCTAAAGATTGCTCCGGACGTATTCACCTGGGACTGTGACGGAATGGGAGTGACTCTAAACCGACAGGTTGGCGCATCCTTCACTGGTAAGCTGACAAAGGTTGTACAGTTCAAAGGTTCAAAGGGTGTCCATCTACCTGATTCTATATTCGACCCAGCAGAGGGCGTACTGATCGGAGAGCCCAGAACAAACAAGGACACATTCAAGAATCAGAGAGCACAGTGGTATTTTGAATTGAGAAAGAGAATCAGGTTGACATGGGAAGCTGTAACCATGGGAAAATACGTGGACCCTTCATTAATATTATCGTTTGATTCATCCATTAAAGCCCTTGAAAAGCTAAGATCTGAACTGTGCCGGATGCCAATCAAGCCAAATGGAAACGGGCTCTTTGAATTATACACTAAGGAAGACATGAAACGACTATTTAAACAGGACTCTCCGAACCTTGGCGATTCCGTGATGATGCTAATGAAGCCTATTTCAGTGGTTCAAAACGCATACGAATATACGCCCAAGCCTATGAAATCAAGGAGCTACAGATGAGCCTGGAACTAAAAGATTTAAAAGGAATGCACGAAAAAGCCTATACATACGGACAGCAAAATAGGCAAGACGCTTCCGATGATATGGTATTCAAATTCGTTAATCAGTGGGGCGGGAATCTTGCTGATGACTTCTTAGGTTCTTACCGGGGAGAGTTTGACGAACTGACCAAAGCGATCAAGAAGATCATATCGGATTTGTACATGAACCCGGTGCAGGTTGATTTTGAACCACTTAATGAAGCCGCCGAACAGTCAGTAGATATGCTGAGTGGAATCTATATCACTGAGGATGGAAAGAACACGTCTATCGAAGGATATGAGAACGCAGAGCAGGAGGCAGTCGTTTGTGGTGTCGGTGCTTGGAAGCTCAAAGCTGAATACACGTCCATATTGTCAGAAGATCACAGGCAGAAGGTTGTTAGGTATCCCATTTATGAAGCAAACAATACAGTGTTCTGGGACCCCAACGCGAAGCTTATGGATAAATCAGACGCCAAGTTTTGCAGTGTCTTGACATCATACACCCCAGATGCGTATCTGGATCTTGTTGAAGAATTAACCGGAGAACGTCCCGATCAAGTAAGGGCGAACAGCTTTGCAGAACCCGAAACATCATACACATTCCCATGGGTATACGGTGAGGGTGAACAGATTTACGTTGTGGAATTTTATCATACTGAAATCAAGAAGGTAAAAATCCTCACGCTTACCGACCCGTTTGGAGAAGACCTCCAGATGAGAGCATCCGACCTGACAGATGTAATGGATGACATGATTGACGAAGGATTCACGGTTACGTCAGAGAAGCAGATGGAATCAAGGGTTGTCACTCAATACATCGCATCAGGAGCAGAGATCCTTGACGAAACAGAAATCGCCTGTGATTTTATCCCGATCATTCCCATGTATGGTGAATATGCATACGTAGAAGGAGTGTTGACGTACAAAGGCACAGTACGCCGCGCCAAAGATCCGCAACGGCTTAGAAACTTTGCGTTGTCGTATCTGGCATCCATCGTACAATCGGCTCCTAAAGAGAAGAACATATATTGGCCGGACCAGATCGCAGGGCTTGAAAGGTTTTACGAGCAGCAGGGAGCAGACGATAATTACCCCTACGCTTTAATGAATAGAATGTCCTTAGATGGATCGACACCGCTACCCGCTGCCCCCATTGGTGTCATTCCATCCGCAACAATGCCGCCTGCCCTTGGTGACTTGATAACATTATCATCCGATGCGATTAGTGCCGTAGCTGATCCAGGCATACCGCAGAACGTAGCCGATGTTGATATATCAGGCAAGGCAGTGATGGCGCTCCAGGCTGAACTCGATAAGCAGAGCATGACATACCAGCAGCACCGGAAACATGCAAAGAGAAGAGATGCTGAAGTATTCGCATCTTTTCAGTCACGCATTATGGATATTCCCCAGGAAGTTATCACCACATCCCCTGACGGAACCCGGACCAAGACAAAGGTAATGGACACGATACAGGACGCAGAAACCGGGAACATCATTGTATTGAATGACATCCGTGATGCACAGTTTGAAATATTTACAAAGATAGGGCCATCATATTCAAGCAAGCGAAAGCAGTCTCTTGAAATGCTGCAAGGCATGGTTGCAAACATTGACCCCGGCGACCCATTACGCAAAGCATTGCAGCTTAAACAATTGGCATTAATGGATTCATTCGATTTTAACGACATCCGCGAATACGCCAACAAGCAGCTTGTAATGATGGGATTCAAAGAGCCTGAGACAGACGAAGAGAAACAGATGCTTGCAGAAGCGCAGAACCAGCCAGAGAAACCGGACGCTGGTATGGTGTTGGCTATGGCAGAAATGAAAAAAGGCGAAGCAGCAGAGCAGAGGGTACAAATTGAAGGCATTAAGGTTCAGCTCAATGCTCAGAATGAAGAAGTAAAAAGAATGATAGAAGAATTTAAAGCTGCTACAGATCGAGGTAATATGCAAGTTGCAGCACAGGAAGCAGGCGCAACGATAAATTACAAGCGAGTTGACACCATGGGCAAGGAGATAGACAACGCTGTAAAAATGCAAGAAATAACAATGCCTAAAATAAACATGGAAGATTTTACGGACGATGATCTATTCCAGCAGCTTCGAGGATAAGATAATCCCCCGGCCATGTAGGCGGCCGGGGGATTGTTATTTTAATTTGTTCCTATCCATTCCCATGTAACCGTTTTATCGGCGTGCTCATAGAGGGCATATTTAATATTTCCTGTTAAAGCCTCTATCTGACCTCGTTTTACAAACTCATTTTCAGTATGCTCGAGTAGTTTAAGGGTACCTATCAGCCCAAAGAACATCCCTATTAATAACACAAGAACAGTCCATAATAGATCTTTTGTCATAAACCCCTCACCTAATGTTATTTATCCCGCTGCCAATGCCCACACTCAGAGCAGCATATTTCCGAATGATCAATATTATAACTATCGTCTGTCGTTGCGTCTATAATTGTTCCGCAAGCATCGCATTTAACCATCACAAATCCCCCTAAAAATAAATTAATACTCAGCAGCTTCAATAAGTTTCTTCTTCGCAACCTCAAGCAACCATAATACGTTTGCACCGTCAGCTTTTGAGGAAGCAAAATAGAACTCTCCTTCATTATCAAACCCAATTACAACGGCATCTTTTAACTCTGGTATAGCTTCCCGGAGAACTCTTTCCGCCGGAATATCGAGTGACGTAATATTATTTAGTGTTATTACGTTATCTTTTTCGTCCATGCTCATATCCCCTAAAAATTAACCGTTGCTATCGTATTCCCCAGGCAGTCTGCAAAGGTTCGCATCACGTTCAGCTTCTTCCTGCATACGTGCCTTAAACGCCTGATACATATCTTCAATGGTATAGTGAGTTTCCCCGTCACACATCCCATGGTCATCTGTTTTTATTGTGTTTTCGAAATCCATGTTGTTTCTCCTTGCTATACGGCTTTGACGTTCAATACAGCCCTTTGAGCGTCTACAATATCAATCATACCATCATGGTCTTGTCGAATGCACGATATAGCATCATCAGCAGCGTTCCTTGTGGCATTGTTCTGTTCTATCAGCATGTTCTCAAGACGCTTAATCCTTGCTGGAGTGGCCGGAAAATTAAGTTGTTTTAAGCACTCTTCTGCCCTGTCTCTCGCACTCTTCATATCATCCCCTTTATTTTTTATTTATTTATATTAACGGATATTGATTAAGCAGATCCGTTATATTAAAGACAGGTAATCGTAGGCTTATAGCCATTGCATTCTCAGCCCTTGCGCCTATCGAATCTTCCCATCCATCAAGCATCATAATCCCCTCACAAATACTGAGCATAGCCAAATCAATTATCATGTAATCAGCTTGACAAAGGCCAGGAGGGTTTAATGCTGGATTGACCGGAATAAAACCGCGCAGCCTTAATTGCATTTCTGCGTTAAAAAATGCAGGAAAATTGTGTTCAGGTAATCCTGTCATTGGCCCTGCTATGTAAATCTTTTTCATTAATATGTCCTTTATAGTTGATTAAGCATAGTGCTACCCGAATACCCGCACCGCCCTTATACAACGCTTACCTATTCGATAAGCTATGCAGATACCACCATTACCAAAACCCTTGCAGGAAAAAGGTTCACTCCACTATATCAGGTACGTTTTAATCCGAGCGCCACCTCGTCGCCCCACCGTTATGGTCGTGGTCACCTAATGTGCGTTGGTTTACCTGTTTAACCGGGTCAGACCATGGAGTGATCTTGATTTTTTTAAGCTTGGTTCAAATCGTTTGATATTGCCAGGATGAGCCGTTAATGAACTGGCAAAAACTATTGAGAATTGACAGACATACCACATTGTGGTACTTTGATTTAAATCTTGCTGTTCTATTCACAGTAGAAAGGTATAGATTAGGATTTAGAAGTCTTGAGCAACTTTTAAATCTGGCCTGATTATATCCCCCGCTCCTTATTAAGTCAATAGGATGGGGGATTTTTCTATGCTACATTATATGCCCTGCCACCAATTATATGAACTGACTCACTACCGTCATATTCTTCAATCTCGAAAACAGATCCTTTTTCAAGCCAATATATTTTTAAATTTTTAGCTCCCCCATGATAAACGTTAGGGTATTTTTCTGATGTTAGTTTTATCAACCCTTCGATATCATCCTTGATAAGTAGTTGCACAAGATCCTTATCAAATAATATTGCTGTCTCATCATTCCATGAAGACCAACCTGCCCCAAATCCAGGAGAATACAGCACGGCCACTTCTTCTTCATCATTGTAATACTTTTCCATCATAATATCCCCCATCCCCCTCTAATTCGCAAGAGGGGCTTTGTTTAAGAATTAAAAATCTTCCATACTAAAAAACCGGGTACTGTCCAAACAATAATACCTACGTATAAATTCACCCACTTACTGTTTTTTATCTTGTCTTCAAATGCTGCTGCTATAATTATAGAAACTAATAAAATAATATTTGAATAAAATAATTTATCTAATAATTCCATCAAACCCTCCCGCCCTTGGTTAAAGGGCTTTGTTTTGTTTTTCGTCAAATACCATATTTTCAGGATTTTCTCCAAGGGCTACGGCAATGATCGTATATGCTAAAGCGTCAAGGCCAGCTTGTGTATCAATATGATATGAGCCAACGGCAAAGTTGCCGAAATGCTCAACTGGTGAAGGGCAACCGCAATGGCCGTCAACTCTGACTGCTTTTCCCTGCGCCTCGTGGAGTTTGTTGGCATATGCTGGAGGTATCCCTGGACCGTCCGCAACCCAATATGTCCAAAACCTTTCGAAGCCCCATCCATACAATTGCCCCCGTATAGATGTTTTTACTTCGCCCCTTGCCTTTCTGAAAAACTCATGCTGTATTATTTCAACCCCTGCCTTGTCAAGTTCTTCGCGGATCTCTTTATCTTTATCGTTGGTCCCTGCGTAGTTGATCATTCCCCACTCTCCTTATCCTTCATAATCCGTTTAAAATACTGGTCTACCGCTATCCTATTATATGCTTGTCTATTACGCACATGACACCACACGCCAAGTTCTGTACTCTACGCCTAAA